TCCTCTGACGGACGTTTTGAGGACTGACGGTAAATTACTTAAGAAATCTATTGACAGTATGTCCGATAATGTGTTAGTATATAAGAACCTAAAAAAAGTAAAAAGATTAGTAAATGAATATATTTTACCTTGATGATGACCCGATACAGTGTGCAAAGTGGCACGTTGACAAACACATTGTAAAAATGATAACTGAGTATTGTCAGCTGTTGTCTACAGCCCATCGTATTCTTGACGGTCAAATGTATCATGGAAAAACTAAGAACGGTAGGAACATCAAACGATGGATGTTACCTGACTACAGAGAGAACGTATTGTTCAAAGCAAGTCATGTTAACCATCCTTCTAACGTGTGGGCTAGGGAAAGTTTAAGTAACTACATGATGTTGTTCAAACTGTATATAGCGTGTATCGCAGAATATAAATATAGATATGGAAAAGTTCATGGTTCATCTAAACCATCGGTGTATCTGCAAAGACCACCTAAGAACATTCCAGATGTAGGATTGACTGAGATACCACAGGCGATGCCAGACTATTGTAAAGTTCCAAATGATCCGATTAGTGGATACAGGAATTACTACATAAATGAGAAGGCATATTTTGCAAACTGGAAAAACAGGGAGAAACCATTATGGTTTTAGGTTCACCTTTTACTGAAATTGAATTGTTGAAAATGGATATCGCAGAGTTAACTAAACAAAACTATCATTCTATGATACGAATTAAAGAGTTAATCGAAGAGAATGATAGACTTAAATCAGCGAATAGAAAATTGGAAGGTTATCCAGAGAAGCACTCATTGAGTACATCTGATTACCGAATCAAAGAAGATACTGTCTGGAGTGAGGGATGTTAAATGCCAACGTATGAAATTATGGATGATGAAACAAATGAATACTATACAATCTTTTGTAAGTATTCAGAGTTACAACAATACTTGATTGATAATCCAACGTGCAGAAAGTTAATCTCTGCACCAGCTATTGTAGGCGATCATGTTGTCAAACGCATGGACGGTGGTATGACAGAGGTGTTCAGTCGAGTTGCAGAAGCTCACCCTAACAGTCCACTTGCAGATCGGTTTGGTGATAATCGAACCAATGCGAAGAAAAAAGTTGAAGGTGTAGGTAGGAAACATGGACTCGTTAAAGACGGTGGCCAAGTTGTACCGAAACTTAGTAACACATATAAGACAACGTAAAGGATGGAAATGTCTAAGAAAAAAGAAATCAACTACTCACATTTAGTTCAAGTAAAGCCAATCACAGACAATCAAGAAGAAGTATTCAAAAGTTGGAAAGATGGTAGAAACCAATTTCTTTTTGGTTGTGCTGGTACAGGTAAAACATTTATTTCGTTATACCTTGCATTGAGTGAAGTGTTAAAAAACGAAACACCATACGACAAAGTGATTGTGGTGCGTTCCCTTATACCGACAAGAGAGATTGGATTCTTGCCAGGCGATGAGGAAGACAAAGCTGCACTCTATCAAGTTCCCTATGCGAACATGGTGCAATTCATGTTCGAGCAACCTAATGAACAAGCATTTAGTGCGTTGTACGAGAGGTTGAAGGCTCAAGGAAGTTTCTATTTTCTATCGACATCGTTCTTGCGTGGATTAACTTTTGACAATGCGATTATAATTGTGGATGAATGTCAGAATCTAAACTTTCACGAACTAGACACTATCATCACAAGAATCGGACAGGACTCCAAAATATTTTTCTGTGGTGATTTTATGCAAACAGATTTAACTAAACAGAATGAGAAGAACGGACTACACGACTTCACTAGAATCCTAGAAGAAATGGACGAGTTCAATCTCACCGAATTTACGATTGGTGATATTGTTCGCTCTGGATTCGTAAGGAGTTATCTCATTCAAAAAACAAAACTAGGATTAGGATTTGAATAATGGCTTATAAACTTTCAACAAGATCTCAAGAGAGACTTATGGGTGTAGAACCCGAACTAAAAGAGGTTGTCTATGAAGCAATCAAAGTCACAAAGATAGACTTTGGTGTTATAGAGGGACTACGCACTGAGGAAAAACAAAAACAACTTGTGGAGTCTGGTGCATCTCAAACAATGAAATCAAAACACCTAGAGGGTCGTGCAGTTGACTTGATGGCGTACATCGGTGGACGAGGTTCATGGGAACTAAACGTCTATGATGAAATCGCAGACGCAATGAAAGAAGCAGCTGTCAAAGTGGACGTTGCAGTTCGTTGGGGTGCAGCTTGGACTGTCACCGATATTCGTGAATGGGAAGGAACAATGGAAGATGCAATGAACTCTTACATTGATACCAGAAGGAGTCAGGGACGCAGACCGTTTATCGATGCACCACACTTTGAATTAATGTAAGGATATATAATGAGCACATTTCGCTTTAAACATATTGGAACAAATTTACCAGAACTATCAACAAAAACAATCGACAGAAAAAGATACTACGTTACACCAGAAGGGGAAGAGTATCCATCTATCACCACTGTATTATCTAACAGGGGTAAACAAGGATTATTCGAGTGGCGTAAACGTGTCGGTAATGATGTTGCAAACTATATCTCACGCAAGGCTGCAAAACGTGGAACTCTGGTTCACCAGATGTGCGAGGACTATTTGAACAATGTTGGGTTTGATCAACCCCATTGGTGGGAAGAGGCAGAGAAAAACTTTCTTCCATTTTGTTTGTTCAATCAATTAAGAAATCGTCCATTGCAACGGATAAATAATATCCATGCACAAGAATGTGGTTTGTATTCTGATAAATATAAGGTAGCTGGTAGGGTTGATTGTATTGCAGAGTATAACGATGTGTTGTCTATTATAGACTTCAAGACATCCACCTCTGAACGTAATGACGAGTACAATGAAAACTACTACATACAGACTGCTGCGTATGCAGAGATGTATGAGGAAAGAACTGGTATACCTACAGACCAAATTGTTATTCTAGTGGTGACTGAGGACGGTGTAGTACAAGAGTTTGTAAAAAGTAAACATGAGTACTTACCATTATTAGAGGAAGCAATCAATGAGTTTAGTATTTCATAGTGCAGCTGCCAAGAAGGTAAAAGAAATTATGGGTGAAGATCCAGATGTCACTGAAGACACCAGTTTGCGTGTGTTCATAGAAGGTGGCGGTTGTTCTGGTTTTCAGTACGGTTTTACTTTTGATGAAAAGAAAGAGGACGATGAAGTAGTAGTTACAGATGGTGTAACACTTGTGGTTGACCCACTGAGTTTGCAATACTTGAGTGGTGCAGAGATTGATTATTCGTCAGACCATTTTTCATCGCAGTTTGTTATTCGCAATCCAAACGTGCAAACGACTTGTGGTTGCGGTAGCTCTTTTGCAGTTTAGGTATTGACATTACCTAGAGAACTTTGATAGTATATATAGAACGTATTCAATGATGCGAGTTGGAAATTGTTTAGGACGGCGGTGCAATTCCGCCCACCTCCACCAAAAGGGGATTAGTATGATACAGAAAAATATGGGTGATGACGATGAAGAATCGTTTATTAAAAGATGTCTCGAAATGGGGATTTCGAGTTTATATTGCATGGAGTATATGTGCAGACATCGCTCTAATTTCTGGAATCATTTATCTAGTCTTTTTTTGAGGGGGGTGAACTAGATTCGACTGGGCAACTAGTAGACAAGCGGAGAGTACGAGGTTAACCACCTTAACGGTTAATATAACTGCCAACGATAATTGGTACTATGAGGAATATCGCTTAGCTGCGTAGAACCTCATCGGGGTCTGGCCCACCTTGTTATTCAACGGGCCACCTTTTTATTATGGAGTTTGTATGCAAACCACTAAAACATTTTCACTCAAGATAGAACAAATCGCACTGGAGAAAAACATATCCCATATGGATGCGGTGTTGTGGTATTGTTCTAAAAATGAAATAGACCCATCAACCGTTGCAAGACTTATCAGTAAGGGACTGAAAGAAAAGATAGAAGCAAATGCAGCTGACCTAAACTTCCTACCTAAGAAGGCCAAACTACCGATATAATGGAATCTGTTGATGTTTACTTGTTATACTGTGCAATCAAAGCACATTTTGGCGAAGGTGATTATAACTTTCATAAGTTTGGTGGAAAATCCAAAGTTTCCAGAAAATCCTTTTACAAAAGAAAAGACCGTTTGTTTTTTGTAAAGTTAGCCAACCGATTAAAAGAGTATGATGATATCAAAGATTATCTTGTTGCAAATTTTGTTTGGGCAAGTAAGAAGGGTTGGATAGGTGAGTTTAGTGATGTTGTCTATGAGAATTGGAAAAAACATACGCAGAGTTTAAGTTATAATTTTGAACAAGAGTTGTCACCACACGTTGGCGACTTTGAAAAATTGTTTGAAGTACCAGAGGGTTCTCACCCATTACTACTAAAAGAATACTTTGGTAAACGTGTATCATTAGAAACACTTATTATACTGGACGAGTTAGTGCAGTATCAAAAAAATTGGGATAAAAAAATGAGTGAAGATCTTTTTTGGCCAGACATCAAAAAATTGATGAATGACTATAAAAAGTTCTTGACAATACCCAGAGAAAGGTGTAAGATAGTCTTAATAAATTTGATAAAGAAGGAGCAGTAAAATGCCTCAGAAGAGTCGTTCAGAAAACTTTTTTGAAAATAAGTTTCAAAACGCAAAGGGTCGCATAAAGGACTTAGAGTTCTCTTGTGCAGAATTACAACGTGAGAACGAAGAATTGCGAGAAAGAACTAAGAAACTCGCAAGTCGTACTCCAGAGTGGCCGAGAGGTTACAGACCAACTAGAAGGAACCCCAAAAAGAATGTCAAGTGATTTTTTATCTGTAGAACTCATAGACAGTATGGGTGATGACCTGACGGTTGTAAACGCAGCTCGTGTATCTTTTGGTAAACGAGTATCAGAGTTTGATGACCTGAAGGATGGGAAGTTAATTTCATACCTTGCAAAACATAAACACTGGAGTCCCTTTGGTCATTGTTCTGCACAGTTTCATATCAAGGCGCCTGTGTTCGTTGCACGACAGTTGGTGAAACACCAGATTGGTTTAACGTGGAACGAGATATCAAGACGGTATGTTGACGATGAACCAGTGTTCTTTGAACCCGATGTCTGGCGAGGTAAAGCAGATGACAAGAAACAAGGTAGTTCTGATGAGTCGATTGACATCAATCCAGAGAACTGGATGGTCAATGACTACCAACAAGTATTGAGGACTGCAAAATGGACGTATGAAGAACTTCTGAGGAAGGGTGTATGTCCAGAACAGGCTCGCATGGTTCTACCACAGAGTATGATTACTGAGTGGTACTGGAGTGGAACACTCTATGCGTTTGCAAGGGTATGTAACTTACGATGCAAACCAGACGCACAGCAAGAGACTAGAACAATCGCAAATAAAATTGATCTATACATGACTAAATTGTTCCCAGCAAGTTGGGGTGCGTTGATTGATTAGACAGATGGACATGGAGCTCTTTGGTGGATGCAACTACAAATGTCAGATGTGTCCACAAGGAGAGCCAGGCAGAGAAAGAGAGTTTAAGAAGTCTCTCACTTGGGATAACTTTGTCAAGATAGTTGACGATGCAATCTCTCATGGTGTCGAGTCTATCAGTGTGCATGGTGGCGGTGAACCCACACTACACAAAAGGTTTATCGACTGCATCAAGTATATAAAAGACAGGGGTGCAAAGTGTACCAGTATCAGTAACGGTTATCTACTGAATGATACACTGAACCAGAAGATTGCAGACAGCGGTTTGGATACTCTACGGTTGTCTGTTGTTGGATACAATGCAAAGACATACTTTGAATGGATGAAGAAAGATGCATTTCATCAGGTTCGTGATAACGTGAAAAAACTGGTGGAGTTATGCAAGGGTACTAACACTTCAGTTGAGGCTCAACATCTCATTCTAAATATGGACGAGAAAGAATACGAGATAGAACAGTATCGAAAGAATTGGGTGGACTACACAAACACCAAGTCAGAGATATGGATGATGCATAACTGGTCTGGAGAATACGACAGTCCATATGAAAGAAGGAAAGAAAATCGAAGGGGTTGTGGTAGACCATTCTCACCGATACTACAGGTAAGAGCTGGTGGATTAGACGGACATCAAGGAGCAGTCGTTGCGTGTTGTATGGTACTAGGTAACGACAAGGCTGCGACACTAGGACATCTGGACACACATACAATAGAAGAGGTCATAAACGGAGACAAGTACGAAGAACTAAGACTTGCACATACAGAGGGACGGTTTGACGATATATCTTATTGTAAGGACTGTGACCAACTGTATGATGTTCCAGAGAGTTTGGTATGGACTAACATGGACAACAGAGTATACAATCAATCCAAAGTATTAGACGATTTAAGAATTATATGATCAACGTAACGTATACAGAATATCCTTGGCCACACTTTCATGGTTCTTTTGATGATGACTTTTATGGTTATGTAAATGATATGTGGTCAACAGAAGAAACCAAAAAGAAATGGAACAATGCAAAAGTACGTTCCAATATTAAAATTGAAAGCTCTGAAATTACGGATATCTTAACAGAAGTTGGTAATGAATCTATTTTGAGGTCAGAAGATTTATATAAGAAATATTATCCAGAGCTGGGTAACTTACCCATCGCAGATAACGCCCATCATTTATTTTCTGAGAATCCACCATCAGATACAGGTTACGACATGAGAAAGTTACATCTGGACAATGGTAACAAAATGGTTTCTGGTCTATGGTACTTCAAAGATCCAGATGATGACGATGGTGGTGATTTAGTTTTATATAATCCTGTGACCAAAGAGAAAGACATTTTTAAATATGATACGAATAAAATTATTCTATTTCCAAATTTACCGATTAGTTGGCATACAATCACTAGGAGAGAAAAGTCACAGTATCCCAGACGGTTTGTTTGTTTGGTAATGGAATCATCTACAGTCGTACTACATAATTACAAGTTAGATAATTTTAAAGACGTACAGACATACGAGGAAACGGTGAATTACTATGAGTGAGATTGCTTTTGTTTATGGTAACGGTGAGTCCAGAATGGGTTGGGACATCAATCAGGAATTTGAAGGTGTCACTACTTGGGGTTGTAATGCAATCTATCGTGACGGTAAAGTTGATAATCTGGTTGCAGTTGATTACAATATGCAACAAGAAATATACGAATCAGAATATGCTCTAGATAACACTTGCTGGTTTCTAGATTGGAATATACTACCAAAGGAATTTACTCAACCACTTACTTGGGCTCCCAAAGGTCAAGTTGACCTACTTAGAACAGGTTTCCCTAAAGAACTCATTTTTGAAACTAGGAGAAGACCATACAATAAAAAAACTGGACGTTACGAGAAAAGTAATAGGTGTGTCGTACAGGGTAAGAACCCTAACGATGCAGCAGTCAAATTAAAACAAGCTATTGAACATAATCCTGATAAAGATCCGAAGGAATTAGAAGTCAAGCTTACAAAGAATTGTGGGTTGTACATTTGTTGGTTAGCCAACGAAGATAAGGTGAAAGACATTGAAGTATTCAAAGGTCGAGGATCTGGTGCAACCGCAATGTACCTTGCCTGTCATGAAGGAGCCAAAACAGTTTTCATGTTTGGTTTTGACATGATGGAGGAGGGTGATAAATACATAGGAGTGTATAAAAATACTGAGAACTATTATTATGCAAAAGGTTTTGATTGCATCGTTTGGAGAAAGCAATACAGATCTGTTTTTAATGAGTTCGAGGATACTACATTCTATTGGGTATGCAAAGACATCGATAACCAAATAGGTAAAGATGTTTTTGAACAACATTCCAATGTAAAATTTATTACATACGAAGAACTAAACAATAACATACGTTAACATAAGGAGAAGATATTATGTCTTTAGATAGTCTAAAAAAGTCAAGTTCGCTTGACAAATTACTCAACGCAGTCAAGGAAGATTCTGCACCACAAGAGAAGAAGTCCTACAAGGATGACCGATTGTGGAAACCAGAGATGGACAAATCTGGTAATGGATATGCAGTTATCCGATTCCTACCAGCAGTCGATGGTGAAGACTTGCCATGGGCAAAAGTCTGGAATCATGCGTTTCAAGGGCCGACAGGTCAATGGTATATCGAGAACTCTCTCACTACCATAGGTCAGAAAGATCCTGTTTCCGAACACAACACAAGGTTGTGGAACACTGGTCTGGAATCAGACAAAGAGATTGCTCGCAAACAAAAGAGGAAGTTGCAATACTTCGCAAACATCTATGTTGTGAGTGATTCCAAACACCCAGAAAATGAAGGAAAGGTTTTCCTCTATCGTTTCGGTAAGAAGATCTTCGATAAGATTATGGAAGCGATGCAACCAGCGTTTGAGGACGAGGAAGCAATCAATCCATTTGATTTCTGGAAGGGTGCAAACTTCAAGTTGAAAGTTCGCAAGGTAGATGGTTACTGGAACTATGATAAGTCAGAGTTCGATTCAGTAAGTCCTCTATTCGATAACGATGCTGAGATCGAGACATTGTGGAAAATGCAATATCCTCTCGCAGAGTTTTCTGCTGACTCTAACTTCAAGTCGTATGATGAGTTAAAAACTCGTCTTGATGCGGTCTTGTCTGGAACGGTATCTGTTGGTAATGTAACTGATGAGTTGAATGACGAACCAGTTGCTGCACCAAAGGTTGATACTACACCTGTGGAAGCATCATCTTCTAATTCCTCTGAGGAAAACGAAGAAGACACAATGGCATACTTTGAGAAGTTAGCCAACGGTTAAGGCCGGCACGCCACTCGATGTCAAACTAGTCCCTGATCTAATCGAGAAACGTCCATACCCCCCTAGGCGCCTGCAAGGGGGGTATTTTTTTATAGTCCTCTTGTATTTCTTCCAGTCCTCCCAACATATACTGCATCATCAACACGTTCACCACCATTCATATTGACAGTCGTACCACCATTACCAGAGTTGTCTGTAAAATTGAATAGACCTTTTGGCCGATCTCTCATTTCTACATCTTTTTTAGCTTTCTCGTAAATTAGATCAATTTGTTCTTGAGTTAAATCTGAAACGCCTGGTTTAAATTGTAAACTAGGAACGTCACCATGAGGCCCACCAAAGACAGTCTCTTGTCGCATAAGGCGCAAGTGAGCTATACGTTCTTCTGCTAGTTCCTTTGCAGTCTGAGGTCTTTGGTATTCAAACCTTCCCATAACTCCCTCTGGCCCTGCTTTCCTAAATCCAACCAATCTTCCTAAAAGACTTTTTGCAAAAAAATCATTAATTGGAGTTAAAATTGCATTTAACGCATTATGAATTGTCTCTCTAAATTCTTCTGATTCAACAATTTGTGTAAATCCTTTTCCTATCATTGTTGCAACAACGGATAAAATTTGTTTACCAGCATCCAAATAATCTCCCTCTTTCATTGATTTAATCGCATCACTAAAACCAAATCCCAGTGATTCCTCTGCTTGTGTCTGAAGATTTTGAATATATTCTTTTATTGTGGTTGCGATGCTCACTATCGTACCATACACATTCTTTATGATATCTAAAACTTTACTTGCATCCTGTGGAAACTTACCACTATCAAAATATTCAGCAAGACCTACAATTACGTTTCTGATAGTTTGAAAATTTTTCATTGCAAAGAACGCAAGTCCAGCAAAACCTAAAAATTTAAGAACCGAAAATAAAATTCCTCCAACCTTTTTGAATGGGGCCAAAAGAACATTTCCAATACTTCCCACCAAACTCAAAACTGAACCAGCGATACCTTTAACCACACCGAAAACTGTCTTACCTATACTAGCGACACTCTTAACAAGTTTTGTTGTGAGGTTAAATCCCGCTTTAAATATTCCTGGCAAAGTTTTAAGTACAGATATTCCAGCACCTATGAGAGTGAAATTTTTTGCGAATCCTCCAATTGCAGTAAGTCCTTTAGAGAATTTTGACATAGCTGCACCTTTTAAACCAGAAAAACCAGACGAAATGGGATCTTTAATTTTTGACTGAAACATTCCCCTTTCTCTTGAAAGATATTTTGAAAAAAATCCTCTCTTGTCTTCAAGTTGCAACGCATTTGGAACCCCATCACTTTTGGTTGGAGCCAGTGCTTGAACCTGTTCTTTCATCCTTTCAATGGACTCTTTGTTCATCTTCACCACCAACCCCATATTTTTAGCGATGGATACCAATTCCGTTAATTGACTTTCTTGTACGTCCAAAGATTTTTTATGTAAAGGAATTACATTACCCTTTATTTGTTTTCTTGACTTTTCAAATTGGTCATCATCTTGACTTTTATTCTTAGGGTCAGTTTTGAATTTTTTCTCTCTACGAAATGTGTCGTATTCTGCAAAGACTTCTATTGCACTTTGTTTTATATAATCACCAGCTGTTTGTTTATCACCCTCCCTGACTGCACTGGTAGTTTCTCTTTGAGATTCTAATAACGCACGACCAGCACCAGTACGTCCGTCCAGAGGATTTCTCTGTTTCGCTAGTAGTTCGTTAGTCTTTTTTTGTTCTTCTAACAGATGTGCAAAAGTTACTTCAGCCATTTACTTACTCTTCTTATCTGCGTATGCGTTTGCACCAAAGTATGCAGCAACTAACGCTGAGATTGCAACAAAGTATGTCGGTGCAATATCACCAATAATTTTTGCGGTACTTTCAAACCCTAACATTGAAGTGATTAAAATTCCTGATGGATAACACAACATACCGAACAATGCAAACCATGTCATATGACGCATTGCATCTCTACGGGCATCTGCATCCTCAAGTTCTTTACGTTTGAACTCCAAGTACAACCGATGTTCCTCATCTGATACTCTCCCATCACCATTAGTATCTGCTGGGTGATGTTTTTTTACTTCTTCTTCCTCAGCCATGTCTATTATTCTCCCTCTCTATTCTTTCGTTTTCTTCTTTGATAAACTCCATTAATAATCCTATGTAAATGTCTCTTTCCCATGGCATCATATTTTCAAGTTCTGTTAAACTATACTTATGATGTTGCATCATTGCAAAGTTAGACTTATAGTAGTCAAACAAACTTTCATGAGAAAGTCCTATCCTAAAAAACTTGACAGGCCCTCCACTACAACCTCACTTTCTACTTCCGTCTTGGGGTTTTTAATTGAAACCACATGACGTAGTTTGGGCATTGTATCAAAAAAATCTGTGACCATCTTAAATTGATCTGCGGTCATTTGATCAACAAAATCATCTATCTCTTTTTCTGTTATGTCAATCCGATTAAACACTTCATCGCCAAAACGTATTTCGTTTATACATTTTGTCAAAATATGAAAAACCTGTTCCATCGCAGAAGCTGATGTTGGAATTTCTTGCATATCACCTAAAACTGGATACTTCATAAAAATTTTTATGGTGTCTGACAAACTCACTTCATTTGTATGTTCATTAGTTACTTGTACTTCAACATCGTTCAAGTCTAGTTCCGTAGGAACTTTTGTTTCCTCATCGTCTGGACAAGTGAGTAACAATTGTACTTTTTCTCCAACCGATTTTGCTCTCAATTGTAAAAATATATACTCAACATCAAACATTGGAGCATTGATGGGATCTACCGCACCAAACGTACAAGAGTTTACCATTTTTCCAACTGCATCAGTTATTTCTTGTTCGTTCTCACTTTCTTCAGCCATCATTAAAACTTTTTGTTCTTTGACTAAAAACGGTCTGTATTTTATTTCCTTTCCTGTCGATGGTAAGGTCAACCTATAGGTTGGTGTATCTAACTTCGGTAATGCCATAATGTTTCATCCTTATAAAAATTGACAATTCGATTATCTTAATCTACTTAGTGGGTCTATGTTGAAATTACTTTCTGCACTATTTATCACTCGTTCTAAAATTCTTTGTATAATTGGTTTTCCAGCAGACGTACCCTCATCACCCATCTGTTCCCAATAACGATACGAGAAACTAACTTGAACTGTTTGAACCTGATTTACAGAACCATATGCGATGGGTTGTGCTGCAATTGTTTTAGGAAAACACTCAACCAGATTTACTCCATATCTTCTTCTATCCTGTTCATCCAACTGAAATATTTTTATGTTCCCAACATAATCATTATAGTATTCCATCGTCCACGTTTCGGGATTGTATGCAAGTCTCTGCCAATTCTCAAACAACAATTTTTCTCTCATTTCAGAACCACATAGAAATGTTCCAGTTATTTGTCCAAAAGAAAATCCTTGCACTACTTCTCTGGTTGGGCCATATATATTCGTGTCTTGTGAGGTTTCCAGATCTCGGCCAGGAAATTCTATAGACTGACAACGCAATGCAGTTTTTCTTGTAATACCTTCCTTTATATTGTCACCTATTATTCTTTGCCAAAAATTGGTATCATTTTTCTGGAATGGGGGTTCCAATAAAATTTCATAACGTGATGGTCTTGCGAATCCATCATCACTACGAAACTCTGCAAATACTTCATCAAGTATACCATACGCAACTGAATCCAGAAAACCAGATACGTTAAATGTCGGTTTTAATACTTCTTTAACTCCTGTAAATACGCTCATCAGATCATACCTCTCGAATCTCTCCAGACTTTTCTATCTGAAGCCTTTTTAAATCTTTGCACTGGTAACAATGTCGCAACAATAAATTCATCTGCATCTATTCTGCGAAACGGTGACTCCACAAAGTTGTACAAGTATCGATGCAGAGTTGGTTTTACCAGTGAAATATTTTTAACACCATTGTATGTTGCGGTTAACTCTGTCGTACTATCAAACTTATTGTTGCTACTAAACTCGTACAATTTATCCAGTAATCTTGTTCGTAGTGGTATCGGTAGGTAGTGCATATTAATGCCCATAAACCCCCCTCTGTACCTCTCTAACGGTAGAACCAGAGGAAACCTATCATAGTAGGGTAGTTTGTCTTTATGTTTCGGTGAATAGAAAAACATATTTAATCTACCGAAAAATGGTGTTGCTGATCGTTTACCTTCACGAACCAGTTCTGTTGAGGTTGGAGCTCCAAACTCTCTTATTTTTTTACGAAACCAAGAAACAGAACGCTCTTGTCCTCTTGTTTCGTCCAGTACTTTTTGAATAAATTCAGTCGCCATATAACTATTTATACTTAGGATTGAGATGATCTTCTGTCAATATCTTAAACTCCATACCCTGATCGTTACAGTATTCGGTTGCAGACTTCCACTTGGCTTGATTGACACCCCATGTCTCAACTTCCTTGAACCATCTTCTAGTTTTTCTTTTGGGATTCTTAATGGGTGGTTTACATTGAGCCTTTGGTTTGACTTCGATGATGAACTTCTTGATTGTCTTATCAGACTGTCGAACTTTCATATAAAAATCTGGAAAATAACGGTGCAGTTTACCATCCCATGGCGATAAATAAGGTATAATGACTTCCTCACTACCCCACTCAAGAACCGCATCATTGTGGTCACAGTACACCATGAGTTTACGTTCCCATAGAGAACGGTATATCACTTGGTTAGGATTACCCCGATACTTTTTAGGATTTACTGGTTTGTATGTTCCACTGTACGCCATATTGTATAAATACTTTAAATAAGGATTATTTATATATGGCTCTCAACACACTCAAATATTCTCTAAAAAATCAATTTACCAGTATTGCAAATAGTGGAATACGAGCATCGTTTGATAAACTCAGAGATATAGTTTCAGATTCTTTTGACAACGCTAGTAGTTCTAAAAATGGAGAGATTAATGGTGTTGCAAACTTTGGTGAAAAGACACCTATATATTCGTTCCCATTAAACGTAGCATCTGATCCCAAAAATCCTATGGGTAATCATGGTCATTATATTTTATTTTACATAAACAAACAGGAACCAGCAAAACTCAATTTTGGTGAGGAAGGAGAATCTGCATTTAGCGATGGTACACAGGCGGTTGTAGAACAAGCAAGACAAGTATCCGTACCAGAATACATAAGAGAACTAGATCCAACTGGTGTTTCCGAATATGTCGGAAGGAGATATGATGAGGGATTGGGAGATATTCTCAACGAGGATTTTAAACGGGGCACTATTTTACTTGGTGGCGGGGGCGTTATGGCTGGTACAGTCGATAGATCTGATATAGTGAAAGGAATCAAAGAGAAAGGATTTTCTGGAGTCGCAAAATCAATGGTTAGAGTTAAGAGAGCACCAACCACAAGATTAGAAACCGCAATCGCAATGTATATGCCACCCTCTGTTAATGTTAGTTATGCTGCAAATTATGTAGATACAGAAATTGGTGCGTTCTCTGTTGGTGCGGGCGCTGCAATAAGAGAGTTCAACAGGACAGGTAAGTTGGCTGCTGGTGCTAGGTCATTTCTTGATACCGTACCTGATGAACTTAAAAATGTTGCAGCAAGACAAATACTTGGAGCGATAGGTAGTATCATTCCTGGCACACAAGGTTTAGAAGAAGTTGCGGGCATGGCTACAGGTCAAATTATTGCAGACCGAATGGAGTTGGCGTTTAAAGGTTTACCGAAAAGAGGATTTCAATACACGTTTAAAATGATTCCCAAAAGTGAACAAGAAGCAGAAGAAATAAGAAAAATTGTTTTTACATTTAAAGCAAATATGTTACCAGAAATAAAAGAAGGAACAGCTGGTAGAGGAATGGTTGTCCCTAATACATTTGACATAAGATATATGTACATGAACAGGGATAACGATTTTCTACATAAAATATCAACCTGTGTTTTAGAGTCTATGAATGTAACCTACGGTGGAGATAGGTATAGAACATTCCCCGATGCTGGAGATGGTACACCACCAGTAGAAACAACTATGACATTAAATTTTAAAGAGTTGGAACTTATTACCAAAGAGAGAGTTTACGAGGGTTTCTAGTATGTATTTTAGTTCTTTTCCAGTAATGCCCTATGATTCCATTGGTGACTATGAATTTAAAACTGTTACCAATATTTTAAGAAGGGTTGCACTTAGGTCAAAGGTAAAAACTAATGTTTTAGTTTTTGATACCTATCAAGTGAAAGAGGGAGAAACCCCTGAGATGGTTGCAGCAAAACTATACAATGATCCAGAGTTACATTGGCTTGTTCTAATGGTCAATGACATCAGTGATGTATATCATCAGTGGCCAATGCACACAGGTCAATTTAATCAGTATGTCGCAGAAAAGTATTCCAACATTAACGCAATACATCATTACGAAATTGCACAAAGTTCTGGTGACACCACAACTAAAATATGGGTAGAGAATGATGTGGATTCTGATGCTTATACTGATGCAACACCTGTAACAAATTATGAATATGAACTAGAACTAAATGACGAGAAGTCAAAAATAAGATTACTTAAAACTGAGTATGTACGACAGGTGGTGAGTGAGTTCAAATCTTTAATAGGTGCGTCTAATTTCTAATGTCTAACGGTATGCAATACGTTGGTGAGTTTTTAATTGAGAGACTTACAATAACTTCATCGAAAACAGGTGCTACAGAAAGTCTCACTGGAACTGGACAATACCAATTGGATATGTATGAGAGTATCTATAATAATGCGGTTACAGCTAAACTAACAATTGTTGACGATAATAATATACTGTCAAATTTACCAATATTAGGTCAAGAGATTATAGATATTAAAATTAAGACAGCTGGTCTTGAAGAACTTTCAATAACAAAACAATTTGCGGTCTATGAAATTTCTGGTAGAAGTGAGTTCACCAGAGGGACAGAAGTTTTTACTTTGAACCTTGTGTCCTTAGAATTTTTACAAGGGATGCGTACAGTGGTATCGGGTAGCTACACAGATACCATATCTAATATTGTAAAAAGTATATTAACAGACAGTGAAATTCTTGGGTACGATCCATCAAAAGTTTTTATTGATAAAACCGTAGGAATAAGAAAATTTGTTTTTCCTAATTCACATCCAGACCATGTGATTGAAAGACTTGCAACAGAATCAATTCCAGAGGGTAATAAAGGTGCTCCATTTTTTATGTTTTTTGAATCTTTGGACGGAGTGCATTTTGAAAACTTAATCAATATGTACAAGTCCAATACAGTACAAGAATTTCATAGTGGAGATGCAATATTATTATCTGGAGCAGGATTGTCCAAACTCAATGATTTTGATGAGGAAATGAAAAGAATTATTAGTATGTCAGTCTCATCCCAAAATAACATGATGGCCAATATTGAAGAAGGTATGTTAAGTTCAAAAATGATAGAGTATAACATTTTTACTAAATCATACGAAACAGTAACATATAACTACTTTGATGATTTTGATAAGTATGACAGAATTAGTGATGATGTATCAAAAAACAATCCAGTGTATGTGGATACAAATATTCCTGGCACACAAAAAAGAATATCAGATTATCCAGATGCATCATTACATCTTCATCCAACATCCTCTTATAATGCTATGGACGCACAATCCTATTCTAAAAATAAAAAGATGTTGTACAATCCAAATCAAATAAAATCAACATTCCTAGACAGACAAGCAAAATATGCAGAGTTAGATACTACCTCTGAGGTTGTAATAAGAACCAACGGGCACTCAGCAATAAGAGTTGGTAATCCTGTAATTTTTAATAGACAGGTAATAGGTAGGGATCATGGTGATGAAGACATAAATTCCCTATATAGTGGAAAGTTTCTAATTGCAAAGGCTCGACATATTTTCGATATTCCAAATAAAAAGTACGAAACCATTTTATCACTAATCAAAGATTCATCACCAACAGCACATTAAAGGAGGTACAATCTATAGAAACTCACATCATGTTAAATTTTAATGAGAGGTACAGTTATGACTATTAAGAGAAAAAGAAGATTAGAAAAAATGAATTTTCTATCAAAAGAAAGAAGAATTGAACCAATGACACAGGATGATAAATACTTGTTGAAACTGATTGAACAAGAAAAATCTATAGAAGGACAGAATGAAAACATTCCAAGATTTGCAAGAGGGGGTCTACGATCCTAACATACTAAAAGCATTTTTCCTTGCAGGCGGGCCAGGCAGTGGTAAGTCTTATGTTGTAAAACGTACCACTGGTGGCCTCGGCATGAAAATTGTAAACAGTGACGATGCATTTGAGAAACTTCTCAAAGATGCAGGGCTGTCTTTGAAGATGCCTCCAGAGGAAGAAGAACCCAGAGATGTTGCAAGAGGTCGTGCAAAAGAACTCACCGCAAAGAGAAAGGCAAACTATGTCGAAGGTCGGTTGGGTCTGATCATTGACGGAACTGGTCGAGAGTACGACAAAATTGCAAAACAGGCTCGTGAGTTAGAGGGTCTTGGATATGACACGCACATGATCTTTGTAAACACATCACTAGACGTTGCACTTGAGAGAAATGCAAAACGTGCTCGTAGTGTACCCACATCAATCGTCACGAACAGTTGGAAAGCGGTGCAGAACAACATCGGTAAGTTCAGTAACTTCTTCAAGGGTAATTTCATTATTCTAGATAACAATGATGTTGATGAAGATATGATGTTGCAAATATTCAAAAGAGTTAGACGATTAGCCAACAAAAAAGTTCAGAATGGTCGAGGTAAAGCTTGGATCTCACAACAACTTCAAATGAAGAAACGTGCTTAGAATTTAACAGTTAGTGCAGTTCCAAACATAATTGATTTCTTATTGAAGTCATCATCTAAAACATACATGACATGAGGACTGAAACTTAGATTTTTGTTGTGTTTGTATTTTACACCGAATTGGTTCTTGATATCGTCAAAACTTAAATCGTCATCCTTGCCCTTACCAAATTCCCATCGAGGTTGAATCTTAAAAAACGCACTGAACTTTTCTGTGACAGGGACACTTGCTTTACCTATGAGTCGGTATCTCCAGTTTGAATCCTTAGAACCGTCATGGTGTCTATACTCAATCCTATGTCCTATGTCAAATACTTTCCACTTGAATACCTTGTGTGTTAGTTTAGGTCGGTATTCATTTGCACCATCCTTTTCTGCAAATCGCATCGCTGCAGTAAACTTACCAAGTTTGTATGACGTTTCTACATGGTCATAATCACTACCAAACTGATTTCTTACATTCAGTCCAAAATCTTTATATTTGATATTCCAGTTGTGTTCTGTTTTTTCCCAGCTGTCAGCCATGCTGACCAGAGGGGCAGCTAATATTATAAGTGCAAGAAATAGGGTTTTCATCGGTTCTCCTTTGGTTAGTAATACCCATATATATGTCGGAATTGTTACAATTATATTACAGACTTGACATTACCCCCCAGAGTATGAGACAATATATCTTTCATTAGTGAGAGGTATATCTATGCCACTTTTACCAGCGTACTACACGACTACTCGATACAGTAGACGCAAGAAAAAGGTCAATCCCCAGAAATATGAGACTGAGTGGAGGAAACACAACAAGTTTCTCAAACGTATGCAGCTCTCACCCCTCACTCTACAGGAGTATATTGACAGCTGTCGAGGTATCGTCAAGAAGTCCAAGAAACCTGATACTTGGAAACCAGAACCAGTATTCAGAAGGACGGTGGAATATGCACCCAGCCATGGAGTAGGAGGTGTTGCAGATACGTCTAAAAAGATGGATGACTACAAACAAAAGGTCAGTCAGAACTATATCATTGGTCAGGCATACAATAAGGGTGGATATCAGGTACTTTCTAAGGTCGAAGCAGATGATCCGAATACAGGAAAACGTAGGTAAATCAATGACTTACGGAGGGGCTTGACAATGCCCCCTGATTTTGCGATAATATACTCTGATGTTGAGAAAAGAGGTTGAAAAAATGACGATTCAAGAAATGAGAGATGAGATTCAGAAGTTGGAACAAGAACTTGAGAATCTTAAAACCAAAGAAAAACTTATCACAGATCTCAAACTCAAAGTGATGGGACAGATTTGTGCGTATGAATATTTGATATTAGAAGAAAAAAAGAAGGTCGCATGATGAACGAAGCACTCACTAAGAATTTAGAAAAGACCTTCAAAGAAAAGGTCGCAGTCATTCACGCTGCATATGAGGAAGCACCACAAACCGTTGCGTTTGTAGAAGTTCCTAAAAGTGCAACTGTGAATCAAAAACTAGAACTCGCATTTCGACTCACCAACAGCATTGAGTATGCATGGTGGGAGAATGAGGAAGTTACCCCGATGTTCCCAGAACAAGGATGTCGAAGCACTAGTGTTGGAGACATGGTTCTGATCGGAACTGAGAAGTATGTTTGTGAGAACATGGGATGGAAGAAGGTATGAAGTATCTGAAAGAGATTACTAAATGGTCTGAGTCACCTGAGACTCCGAATCATACATACATCTTCAATGAGAATGATGAGAATGTCGGTTACATAAAGACTGGCACTACTGAGGAAATATATTTCAGTAAACCGTTCAAACAGTTCTCTAAATCGCGTAGAAAATTTGTTCAACTAAAACGAGGTTAGTCTTATGGCTACTAGACAGAAAAAAGTAAACTTGGTATCTGCAAAACAAAACGCACCATCTGTGCCTGGCGATACCTGTCCTACAATCAATTATGTTCAAGAGATGATTGACCAACTCATTGAACGTAACAAGGATGATGTGTGGTCACTTACTCAAAGGGATGCGATTAACAACGCTCTTGAGTATGTTCGATCATCAAATCAAGAACTGAGAAATTCATCGAAGTACTGGTATGACCAGTGTAAAAAGGTTGCATAAATAATGGTTATGGACGCATTAGACAGAATCGCAACTCTCAATCCAATCACCTTTCTGAAAAGTATGGTGACGGTCAACAGAAGTGCGAGCGGTGGAATATCACAAGAGTACGTTGAGTACACCAGTACAACCTATCCTAACGGCCAAGTCGTGAGGGGAGTTGACACTGTTTCAGAGAAAACGATTGTTCCACCCAATAAGGTTGGAACAAATATCGATGTACGAGTATAAATGCCGAATTGATAGAGTCGTTGATGGAGACACCGTAGACGTAGATATTGATCTAGGTTTCGGTGTATGGTTACGAGAAGAACGTGTTCGTATGTACGGTATCGACACCCCTGAGTCAAGAACGAGAGACTTGGTAGAAAAAAAATATGGGTTGGCTGCAAAGGCATTTGTGGAATCATTCTTACCGAAAGACTCAACGCAAACACTGAGAACCCAGAAAGACGGTAAAGGAAAGTTTGGTCGCATACTTGGTGAGTTTGTAGTTTATGATGCAAAGACTGATGCGTGGAGAACGCTCAATCAAATCATGATCGATGAACATTACGGAGTCAAGTATCACGGCCAATCCAAACAAGAGATTGAAGAAGAACATTTGAGAAATAGAGAACTAGTTGATATAGAATGAAACGAATCCATGTGAACATGGGGAAAATTCGTAGTAACAAAAAACATGGTACGAATGATCCTGTCCTGACTGTTAAGACATATAAACCAAACACCAAAACAGTTTTACTGTCGAATGACTATGCTCATGAGGTAGAAATACTTGGCGACAGTAAGGTTGTGTACAGTCCAGAGAAACCATTATCATGTGGTGCAAAAGTCTGGATAGAAACGGACGCAGAAGTTATTTGTAAACAACGCCCCTATAGTTAAACGGTATAACAGATCACTTGTAATGATCAATTCGCAGTTCGATTCTGTGTAGGGGCTCCACTAATTGAGGATACATTATGGGAATTAAATCAGAACTGAGTGAATACTACGGTAACGGTAATGGGAGAACCGCTAAGGTTCTAATCGAAACATCGGGTATGCGAAAAAGGTTTCTTGTCGATTGTTACACTGATGAAGTGTGGAGCGGTTCTTTTGAAAAACCATCAGAACAAGAAGCAGAAAATCTTGCAGAGGACTTTGTTCTCTACAATGGTTCACTCCCTGAGTAAGTAAATGAATAGGGATGAGAGTGTGAGGTAGAATCCTACAGCCATCATTCCCATAGAGAAATTTATAACACCAGTTCCCAGAGAAAAGTATCCAAGAGCAAAAAATATCACACCTATAATCAGTCTAGATATCATCTACCCTGACCCCGATATTTTTTGTAGGAACGTGCCTTACTCTTATTCATTTTACCCTTAGATGCATTTGCACCTATCGAGGTTTTCTTGGATTTGGACTTACTTTCTGCTCTACGAGAGGAAAATATTAACATTCTGGCCATAAAAACTCCTTATAATTTATACACTTATATAGGGGTTGACAATGCCCCCCAGAGTATGGGATACTATATGTATAATGAAAATTGAGGTTAAAAAGATGAACGAGATACCATTAGGAAAACAGCTCAAATATGCTCTACAGGAACGCGATGCATTGCGAGAAGAGTATAAAGATTGGGATAATCTTAGTGCTCTTCAACAAAAAGAACTGAGTGACGATTTGAATCGTGCTTGCGATGAGGTCGCTGAACTTCAGTTTATAATTGACGAAGCATCGAAGATTGAGGCAGAGGAAGAACTACTGCGTCAACAAGAGTGGATGAACGCAATGGACGTTGCGTATGAGGAAAATTATTTTTAAAATGTAATGAAAAAGTCATACTGCAACGCAACATCACTTATAAATAATTGTGATGGATCAATACAGATCCATCACATTTTTTTATACAAGGAGCGAAGATGAAACCGCGTGGTTTCTTATTACAAATTATATCATTCTCTGTGGCATCTATGTTAACAACATCAATCATATTTCCCATCATTCTTCAGATGGCTCTTCTAAGTTCTGCGGTTGCAGAAGAACAAAGAACATATCCAGTTAACCCGAAACACGAACAGTTCGATGTTAGTCGGCCGACTAAACTTCGTAGGAAGGAAGTTGATGTGGAAGTAGTGAAGGAAAAAGAAAAATCTTTTCCAAGACTTCATCAGTTGGATTACATACTGCTAACACCGTAAGGTAATACTTGACTATATAAAATTATGAACATATTGAATCGTGTGTGGAGATACTGGGCTAAGGCGATGGGGTCACACGCATACGATGATGACAGGGATGACAATTGGGTGCATCTAACAATCAGAACTTTTTGGTTTCTGTTGCATATCATCACTTGCTTGTTCATAATCATTGGAAACGGTCGAGTGTTGGAGTTATGGTAGACGAGAAGAAAATAGTTTTACTAACAGACTTTATAGAACAGAAAGTAAGAAAAGAAAAAGAGTTAGAGTATTACACTAAACAGCTTGAAGAACTGCAAAAGAAAATGTTCTTTCTGCGTAAGGAAATACAACTCACAAATTATATTATTGAAATTGTGGAGAATGAAAAGGTAATCGATATTCGAGAATACCTAGAAGATAAACGTGATAGAGATAGTTGATAATTATATTTCTAAAGATCTGTACGGTCAATTGTGTACGACTAGTCACTTCTACGGTCGAGTCGCATGGGTGGGCATCAATGCCGAGCCAGAGTGTCCCTTACACGATTTAACACTGAATGTTTTTGATAGTCATGTTAAACAGGTTGGAATAACAGGAGCAACAGTCTGGTGGAACGTCAGAGCAAAAGACTGTCGAGCACATTCAGACATCGAGTCTTACTCAACACAAAACAATGTCTCATATCGTCCGAATACTTTACCCGAAAAGACTTTTATTTACTATCTCAAAGCACCAGAGAAAGGTGGACATCTTGCAATATACACGCGAGCTCGATTCTTTGGAGCGGGTAAGGATATCGTCTGGGAAGAACATGAGACTGACACCATCTCTGCGATTGAGAATCGATTGATTGCATTTCCAGCAGACGTTGTTCATCAAGTCCTACCCTATGAAGGTAATCGAGTATCAATCGGTATGATCTTTTGGGTGGACTTACCCAAGATATACCCAGCCGCGAATCCCAATATGAATATGTACTTCGACAGAGTGTGGGAAATCGAAGACGCAAAACAGATAGCGATGTATGTATGATTGACAATCGTTTGAAAATACTGTATAGTATAGGTAAGTATTGTATAAACATTATTATTTTTATATTTGCACTTGGAGCAGTTGGTGTTACCCTATCAATGGTAGAGGAATATCGATTGCACAAAATGATAACTGAAATGAACGAAAAGGTGAAAAACAATGGAAAAATGGATTCTAGTCATTAGTATGATTATCAATTTACAGGACGATAAAGAGTGGGAGCAACAACGAGAAGTCATCGAACCAGCATTTAATCAACTCATGCAGTTTAAAATGGAGATGGAAACGATGGAGGAATGTTGGGAAACGGCAGCCAATATCGAGGGTGCAACACTGGTTCTTAGACCAGAAGTAATCATACGCGGCCGATGCGAGGAACTATAAAATGAGCGATAAAGAAATGTTAGAAACAAGAACCAATCAAGCTATTGACCACATTGAGTGGAGAATATCTCAACTGAATGATAAGGGTCTGGATGGATTCAATAAACTGGTCGCACTGAAAGACCTAGAGGAAATAAAAAAACTGGTGGACAAGGCAATAGAGAACGCACCACATTTTGCAGTTTCAAAAGACTTCTTTGATAAATAGTGTATGATTCTTGCATTACTCACTCTATTCACCGCACTGACGATCTCTGCGGTCGCTGCATACTATTCGATAGTCGGACTGATTGCGATCTTTTCCGCAGCTGTCATACCGATTGCGGTTATGGGTATCGTACTCGAAGTCGGGAAACTCGTCACCGCCTCATGGTTGTACCAGAACTGGAAAACCGTACCCAAACTACTCAAGGGTTATCTGTCATTTGCGGTAGTCGTATTGATGTTCATTACTTCACTCGGAATTTTCGGCTTCCTATCCAAAGCACATATAGAACAGACCACACTCGCGTCTGATAATACACTGGAGATCGAACTCATACAGTCATCGATACAGAGAGAACTCACAGACATTTCGCGGGCTGAGAAACAATTGAATTTACTAGATAATGCATTGGAACGATACACTGAACTCGGTGCAATCACCAAAGGACTCACTGCCAGAAAGGAGCAAGAACAGGAACGCAATGATCTCACCCAGACGATTACAGATGCGACAGAAACAATCGCAACACTTACGAAGAATAAGTCAACGCTCCAGAAAGAACAAATCACTCTCGATGCAGAAGTCGGCCCAATACGGTACATTGCAGAACTCATATACGGTGAATCCACCCAAGAAGTCCTAGAGTCTGCCGTTCGTGGAGTGATTATACTACTGGTACTGGTGTTTGACCCACTGGCAGTACTACTACTCATCGCAGCCAATATGTCCTTTCGGGATATGAAACGCAGTAAAAAACGTGCAAGACGAAAGAAAGATAAGAAAAGTCTCACCGAAACAAGACACAGACTAGACAATGGAATCATCAAAGTGACAGAAAGTACAGGAAACATAGAAACACACCGTTACGAATAGGAGGGAAGTACAATGGATAGCGAACTTACAGACTATTATTATCAATTAGAACAGGAAAACGAGAAACTAAAACAAAAAATATCAAAGTTAGAAAAGAATGGACTAAGAATGATTGATGCAAGACTAGAGACATTAGAAGAAGAAATGAAGATTGTCTGGCATATACTGGATAAGGTAGAGAATATAGAGAAAAAGGTATTGGGACATTGAAATACACGCAAAGAGAATGGGACAGAGTAGTTGGCTGGGGTACAGTACCACCTGAGTATGCACAAGAGACACCTAGCGGACTACAAGTTATCGTGCGTGATGGAGAGGACTATGACCTTGTTTTCTTTAGTGAGAAGGGAGACAGGGAGGTAGTACAATGGGCGTGTAATCGAACTGAGGGTGAAAGAATATTAAAAATGTATAGGGAAGGATATGGAACAGAATAATATGAATATGAAAGAGTATGGAGAATCAGTTGAGGGATTTATCATCACTGCTGATAATGAAAGAATGATAGAGAATACACTAGGATTAGTAGGTGAGGCAGGAGAAGTCGCAGAGAAGATCAAGAAGTGTATAAGAGATAATCATGCACCGAATAAGATGGAACTCATCAAAGAGCTGGGTGATGTACTATTCTATGTTACTGCCCTTGCAAACCACATTGAATCAGACCTAGAAACGGTTGCAATACACAATGTCGCTAAGTTACAGGACAGAAAGAATCGAAATAAAATACAGGGTAGTGGAGATAACAGGTAATGCGGAGGAATTGTAAAAAGGTTCTGAAAAACGTATAAAGGTTCTCTAGAGTATGGGACTTTAACCATTATTTATCGAGTTTGTCAACAGAGATTTTCTCAGAAATAACGCTCCAAACCGCTTGACAATGCCCTCTGAGGGCCAGTATAATAGTATATGTACTTAAGGATAAATGAGGTTAGAGTATGAGAAAGTCTTGGGTAATCCTATTGTTTAACGATAAGAAACTAAAGGTATGGCGTACCTATGAGGACAATATCTGGGACAGCCCTCTCTATACGGTGATGGGTTACTATGATGGTTCTTATAGGGATGCTGTGAAGTTTGCGAAGGAGTATTTGATATGATTGCGTTCTGTGATAAAGCAATGCACACTATTGGTGCAGCGTTAGAGAAAGATGAGTATTTTACTATAATCGGCCATACTAAACT